TTGCAGTTTCCGTTACCAGCACAGCAGCAACAGCATATCTGTGTCAATCCAGTGGAATCACCTCTGCCACCAATACTGTATCTCATGCCAGCACCACCCTGGACGATATAAAAATTGGTCAAGATGATCTTGGTGGTAGATTTTTCAATGGAAACATAGCGATAGCTCAACTTTATAATATAGCTCTATCGGCCGAACAAGTTGCACAGAATTTCGCAGCAGACCGAGCAAGATTTGGATATTAACATTATGGACATAGCTAGTCATACGATAGAATAAATACACGATAAACGGATAATATAACATGGCCAAGCAAGTAAGACTACGCAGAGGAACCACAGCAGAGCATGTGGATTTTACCGGAGCCAATGGCGAAATCACTGTGGACACAGTGAAACATGTGGTTGTTGTGCATGACGGTGCAACTGCTGGAGGTTGGCCTGCTGCCAATGCTACAGCAGTAAATAACACACTTTCTGTGCTCACTGCCAACGCAGCCAATCAAGCTGCCAGCATCACTACCTTGTTGGCCAACGCAGCCACTCAAGCCAATACTCTTGCCACACTCACAGCCAATGCTTCCGCACAACAGGCCAGCATTGATGCGTTTATTTTGGCCTCAAATGCCACAGCTATATTTGCCAACATAAGTGCAACCAATGCCAATGTTGCTGCGGCCAATGCAGCTATTTCTTTATTGATAGGTAATGCCACCATACAAAGCGAAGCTATTGTGCTGGCCAATGCCAACATCACGGTACTACAATCTGGACTCACCGCCGCCAATGTAGCCATTGCTGGTTTTGTGGCAGGATCTGGATTTGCTAATATTGAACAACTCACGGCCAACATCACAGCAGTAAACTCTGCTATCAGCACACAAGGTGTGACCTTTGCTACCAATGTGGCAGTTGCGGCTCTTCGTGCCAATGTCACAGCGGCCAACTCTGCAATCAGTTTATTGCAGGCCAATATTGCCGCCGCCAATGTGGCCATCAACAATATTGCACTGAGCCCTAGTTTGATAGCAGAAGTAACACAAGCTGTAACAGATGCAAATGTAGCAATGCAAAGTTATGTTGATGCGGTGACTACGGCCTGGACAGCCAATGCTGTTACACAAGCAACTGATATTAATTCTCTTCGTGCTAATATCACAGCGGCCAATCTAAATATTAGCGCAGTTACTACAGCATGGACAGCCAATGCTAGCACACAAGCAACTGATATTAATTCTCTTCGTGCTAATATCACAGCAGCCAACACAGCTATAACCACAGCTAATATTGCAATGCAAAGTTATGTTGATGCGGTGACTACAGCCTGGACAGCCAATGCTAGCACACAAGCAATTGATATTAATTCTCTTCGTGCTAATATCACAGCAGCCAACGTGGCCATTAGCAGTCTACAGAGCAATGCAGCCACACAGGCAGTTGCTATCAATACCATCAATGCCAATGTCATAGCGTCCAACGTGGACATTAGCAGTCTACAGAGCAATGCTGGTACCCAAGCGACTGATATTAATTCTCTTCGTGCCAATGTCACAGCGGCCAATAGTGCAATCGCAACATTACAAACTCAGATCTATGCCAATGCTAATGTAGCAGGCTACCTTGCCGGCAATATCTCCGTAGGAACAATCACACTCACAAATGGTGCAGTGATCCGAGACACTGCGGATAATGCAGTGGCATTTGGTGAAGATGCCGGAACAACCCGACAAGGTGCTGACGCAGTGGCCATTGGCAGACAAGCGGGTAATAGTGACCAAGGAATTGAAACATTGGCCATTGGTGTCTTGGCTGGGTTTTCCTTACAAGGTCAAGGTGCAGTGGCTGTGGGCATTGGTTCTGGGTATAACTTACAAGGTGTAAACAGCGTGGCCATTGGTAAGCAAGCCGGCCTAGAGGAACAAGGTGCCAATGCCATAGCGATTGGTTACAGGGCTGGGTATAACTTACAAGCGGCCAACTCAATCATTCTAAATGCCACTGGTGTTCAGTTAAATCAAACCACTGCCAACACATTCACAGTGGCACCAGTTCGTAATGATACAGGCAATGTATCGACTGCATTGTTTTACAACACCACAACCAAAGAAATTACCACAGCCAACATCATGCTTGCCGCATTTACAATGAGCAACCATCAGCAATGGACAGCCAATGTCAGCACCATTGGTGCGGCTCTAAACCAACTGGCCCAGCGCATATACAACATAGAAAACTCTTAATACTTTAGCAACACTTTTGTCTGGTTGACCAAATCCGGCACTTGTGTTACACTACAAGAGTAAAGGAGTCTTTCATGTGGATTCAAAATGTAGCAGCAGCGGATATTCCAACAGGCTTTCATGTGGCTGTAAAGGAAAACTCCATGCTGATCCAAATCATGGATCCAGCCAGTGCATGGTGGCCTGTGCCCAAGCATTCGTTCAAGGAAGTTCATCAGTTTGAATTTCTGGATGCTGAGGACAAAGATGGGTTCGACGATGACTTCAAGATTAGTGATGCACAGGCCCAAGAGCTTGTGAGACTACTGCAACATGCACTTGACAACAATATGGATGTCGTAGTACACTGTATGGCTGGACTGTGTCGTTCAGGTGCAGTGTGTGAAGTTGGCGTCATGATGGGATTTCAGGACACTGAAAAGTTTCGCAGTCCCAACATGCGAGTCAAGCACAAAATGATGAAGGTTTTGGGTTGGACTTATGATTCAAATGAAACCTACGATGAGGACTCTTGGCGTAGGTATCAAGGAGAAATTTGATGCCTGACTATACCCCAGTTATACCCAAAACAAGTCTTGAACACGGCGCTTACTATCAGGGTCGTTGTCGCAATGCCAGCATTGCACGATGGAACGAGGAAAAACAAGTGTTTGTGTACTACCGAAACAAATTTGGACATGTGTTTCTAGAAGAAATAAAATGTCCGGAAGACGACATCTTGTTTGATGTTTTTGTAGCAGAAAGTAAAATTGACGAACCCGAGCGGGAGATTCCGCTCAAGGATTAAAAGGAGCGGATTATGCCATCAGTATTTTTAGTAAGTGACACACACTTTGGACATTTGGGTGTGTGCCGATTCATGCGCAACGACGGTGTGACAAAGTTGCGCCCTTGGGACACACCTGAGGAAATGGACGAAGAAATGATTCGTCGTTGGAACGAGCGTGTGCGTCCTAACGACAAAGTGTATCACTTGGGCGATGTTGTGATCAATCGCAAGGCACTGCCTACTTTGGCTCGTTTGAATGGCGACAAAGTTTTGATCCGTGGCAACCATGATATCTTCCGTGATGACGAGTACCGCCAATACTTTCGTGAGTTGCGAGCATACCATGTGATGAACGGCATGATCTTGAGTCACATTCCTTTGCATCCAGAATCATTGGGTCGTTTTGGAACCAACATTCATGGTCATACACATGCCAATCGTGTGATGTGGGAAGATCCCTTTGATGGATTTGCCAGCAAGTTGGATGTTCGCTATCATTGCGTGTGCGTGGAGCAAACAGACTTTGCACCCATCTTGTTTGAAGATGTGATCAAACGCATCGAAGCCGAAGGCGGCGCAGTGGGGTTCCGCAACGGCAACGGTCCCACAATGTAACAGTGTCAACCGGGTTTGATGCCCGGTTGACCAATAATTCCCAATTTGCTATAATATAACTTATACAAACACATAGAAAGACCAAAATGTCCAAAATTCTTAAAGATTTTATGAAACGCCGTGCTACTTCTGCTGGTGATTTGGATCAACTGGCTCAAAACTATATCAAAAATAACTGGCCCAATATGGAACAATGTATCCTAAACGGCCAAACTATCTATATGCTTGCTGATACACAAGCAGGTAAAACAAGATACAAATTATGGTTAGCCGATTATGCCTTATCTAAAGGTATTGTTGATAATGTAGTTATTAGTACAACTAATCTTACTGGTGCTATGACGCAGATGTTTGATAGGGCAGTCGATTGGGGTAAACAAATCGGCCGACAAGTTAAAAGTACAACAGACAAATCTGCCTATATGGTTAAAGGCGATATATTTGTCAATATGACAAATGCCAATAGAACCAATCGCATTGATGCTATTGTTGCCGACGCTGAAAAAACAGCCAAACAAACTAAACGATCTGTTCCTCGCATTTTAGTCATCATTGACGAAGGTGAAGAATTTCACGAATGTACTCAAGCAAGTCAATGCGATATCGCTCTTACTAATCTTTTACTGTCAAGAAAAGGTACAGTTAGCACAGTAAAGGTAAGTGCTACACTATTAAGTCATTTAATGATACACGGGCAGTTTAGTTCAGACCTCGGATACTTATCTAAAGAACAAATCTATCGTATTCCAAATCATCCCGATTACAAAGGATTAAATGTTCCTAACTTTATCGAGCCAGTATTGTCGTTGGAATCTAACTTCAGCGGTGACACATATACGAACTCTGCGAACCTTCGCAACACATTAAATCCGCAAAAAGTAGTAAATGAAGTCGAGACCCTGATAGCTAACAACTCGTTAGTTCAGATAGGTAATGTTGTATTTGGGAAAAAAATGTCCGGGCATGGTAAAGTCGCTGGAATGATCACAAGAGCCTTTCAAAATAAAGGTCGCACAGTTACAATGTGGGATGATGAAGATTTTAACCAACTGAATAATTCCAGCGAGATTGTTGTTATTGTACATAACGGACACGCCCGAGATCTAACTGTAGCGGAAAAACTTACAGCAATCGCTCACGGTTGGGATAGGACTGAACTCAAGGCTATTCTTATTATCAGCAAAATGATGACTGGTAAGAGTATTACAGTTGAGTGCGAACATTGGTATGATCCAAAGAGTCCAGAGTTTGGCTTTTACGCTAATTTTACAGCATACTACGGTCCAGGTAGAGAAAACATCACTACAGCAATCCAGGCGATGCGTTGTACCGGTATTCGTCCTGCTTTGAAGAAAAATGTAATGTGGACCACGGATGATACCAAACAGGATATCGAAAACTATCGTGATCAAATTACAAAGTTTATTGCCCATTTGAATACAGTTGGGGCTATGAATAAAACTCAAATCATCGAGTGGGTAGCAGGTACCCGTCCTATTACAAAGGCAAATGTACAAAAATACATTGGAAACACTGGTCGTAAAAGTGTGGCACAGGATATCGAGAACAACGAACGATATCTTGCCACAGAAGCAGATCTTCTTATTCCTATCTCGGCAACAGAGTATAAGAATATTGGACAAAATGCTAATCTTGCTATTGACTATGCCGTACAACACGGATTTATGCCTGTTAGTATGAATCCTGCGGTATGGGAAGGTCCAAGACAAGACCGTGCTTACAAAGACGCAGAAAATGCTCGTATGGCTTTTAAGAACCATACCGCAGGTAAAGAAGTTAAACTTCACTGGGTTAAATTGAAGAACAAATATTATCTCTATGTTAAAAACAAAATGAGCAACGAATTGCGAGTTGAGTATAATATCAATGATTTAGTAAATGGTCGTCCATCATTTGCTGACAGTCGTGTATATCAAGGCAAAGCAGACTATACATATAAGGTAGTATAATGAATAAACTCACTACTTTAGAGACATCTTCACGCAGGATAGAAATCAGCGTTAGAGAAGCAGAAGGCGGCGCAGTGGGTTTCAAAAACGGTAACCATGCGGTAGTTATGTAGTTGACAACCGCATGATTGTTAAATATAATGTACATCTAAACAAGGAGAACGAAGAATGAACTCTTCTTTTACAGCAATTGAAACCGTCGACTCTGGAGTGCAGAACTTTTTCCGTGATGTGTTCATGCGCATGACAGCAGCTCTGGTTATTTCTGGCGTCACAGCCGGACTGGCCAGCATGATGCC